TGGGTGGTAAAGGCGATAAACCTAGACCAATAAAGGTAGATCGTAAAGTATACGAGAGTAATTGGGATCGTATTTTTGCAAAGCCTTGTCCTCAGTGTGGCATGAAAGGAAGCCATAAAATGGATTGCACACAACCTTGGCAGGATAAGAATAAATAAAAGAAATTCAGTAGATTCATGGTGGTATCATGTACTGATATGTTTCAAAAAACATGAGGTACATATGAAACAAATTACCCTGAGTCTACTGATTTTCCTTCTTACTGCTTGTGATGGAGGCAGTACAAATGAACCTGAACCTACCGAACCAATTGTTGTAACACCCGCACCCTCATACCCCGATGCTGGAACCGTTTTAGAAGAATCGTGTGACGGTACTACTCTTATTCAAGTCATTGCTGATGGTAATGGTGGATCAACGACTGAAGAAACTCCAAATTCTGAAGCTTGTGGGTATGAAAAACCACCACTGTTTGGTACACCCCTCTCCGATCCCTACTGTGCAAACAGCACAGAACAACAATTTTTAGACCTACTCAATACGATACAAAATCTTAGTGACTTTGATAAGGTACAGGATTTTGCTGACGGTGAAGGTGGTTCTTATACAGAGGTGGTAGAGACTGATTCAGCAGATTGTGGCTGGGAACCACCACCCGAAGAAGGTACACTACTAGGTGACTCATATTGTGCTGGATCATTGACACCAGAAGAATACGATCCCCACTGGCAAAACATCAATCATCTATTACCAGAAGATAGACTGCAAGACTATGCAGACGGTGAAGGTGGCACATATACAGAACGTACTGTACACCTCGATCAATCGTGTTTTGTACAAATGGAAAAACCAACAGACTGCCCGACAGTTCGAACTGATACTGGTGACGGTCGCTATGATTATATGACCTGTGATGGTATTAAACAAAAAACCGATGTATCGTATCCATATCAGCCAGTAGAAGAGCACACGGGTCGCGCGATTATTGATATGTTGGTAGTGTTTGATACGAATATGGCTGAAGAAGAACGTGATGGTATGACTGTAGAAGAATTCGTAGATAAGCAATTCTACGAGGCAAATCATATGTTTATGGTAAGCGGTACATATGTTCTTTTAAGAGTAGCAGATATAGTAATGGTTGATGTTACCGAAGGTGACCTGTATAGGCAATATCGGGCATTTTTCAATGGTAGATATGAATTTCAGAACATTGATAGGTGGCAACGTGAAGCTAATGCTGACCTAGCGTTTTTATTCAAGAAGAAACACAATGACCCTGTCGCTTGTGGGGTCGCTCACTTGGACGCTACGAGAGGGCTAGATAAGAGTAGAGGTATCACTCAATGCTTCCACAATAGCACGTTTCAAGAGGCAGCAAATACTAGATATTATGAAAGGGCTCATGAGACATTCATACATGAGGTGGGTCATTTATTAGGCCTACAGCACGAATGGGAAGATGCAAATGAACCAGGCTTGTTTGAATATTCTTATGGATACAATATACCAGGTTATAATGCTCAGGCCGATAATCCAGAATATGAAGGTATATACGGTGGTTACGGTACGATTATGTCATATGCTGACTTAGCAACAGGCAGATTTTCAGATAGAAGCGTTACCTGTGAAATACCAGAAACAGGACAGAGTGTTTCCATTGGAACTGATGGTGGTTGCTTCTGCTTAGACGAAATAGAAAATCAGCCACCACCCACGGATTCAGTAGATTCTCTCCTAAGAGCAAGATGGCTGATGAGTCAATTAAGTGAGAAAGAACATCAAATTCAATTCTCTCGTAATATTGATATGGAAGATGAGCCGGTCTGGAGCATCTGGACAAATGCCCCAGCCGACATTTGTCTTTTTTAGAGTCTGAAGTCAATCCCTACGACATATGATGCACCGTAGTTATCGAACTGAGAGAGTTGATTCTCATTACCCCAGTAGTAATATTCATCGCGATCATTGATGTTAATTGCTTCAAGTCGAAGCGTCATTGATTCATTCACGATATATTTTGCAGTCAAGTCGATCTGCATATGAGGTGCAACAAATCTGGAGTTATTATCACTCACACTCGTGATATCTCCATCTTCATCTGCAAGCCAATCAAGATATTCACCTCTATATGTCCCAGCAAGTCGAATATCGATCTTATCTGTCTCATAGCCCAAACTCAAGTTTGCAGCCTTGTCAGCTAATTTACGGAAAGGGGTAGAGAATGTCTGATCATTATCGAACGAGAACACGGATTCACTGTCAGTGAGCGTACCATTTAGAGCAACGTAGAGTCCATTCTCCCAGCCGTACTGTAGGTTGACCTCGAGACCTCTTACAGTAGAATCATCAGCATTAATCCATGTCTCTACTCCATCGTTGAATGTAATACCATTAAATGTACCATTCAGTTGATATGTTGGGTAGATGGCATTAGCAATATTCTTATAGAAGAAACCAATCGATGCAAAGGTCATCCCTTCACCATAATATTCGATAGACAGATCAAAGTTATCTGCTTCATATGGTAAGAGATCTGGGTTACCAACTGATCCAGAAGTATCACCAGAGGTGTCTACATCAACAGATGTTTTTGGAGCAGTCTCTTTGAAACCAGGTCTAGAGAGTCCACGCCACAATGCGCCACGAACCTGAATATTATCATTTAAAAAATACTTAACCGTCAGGTTTGGAGCAACAAAATCGTAATCATTTTCTGCATATACGAGATCACCATTCTGATCATATGCAATAGATTTGAAATCAGTGGCTTCGTACCGAACACCGAAAATGATAACAGCATTTTCTAAGTCAATCGTGTCTTGAATATATGCAGCCATGATATTTTCTTTGGTAGAAAAATCTCTGCTCAAATCATCTTCAAAATCGACTTCCATTTGACCGACGGAATCAAGTAGTGCATATGTATCAGATCCAGAAAGGTGAGAACCAAATGTTTGATCCCAAATCCAATCAGGAGATTCTGATTCGAAATCTGCAAGGGTACGATCCCAAGTGTAGCCGATGATGTAGTCATCGACGACCTTTTCTCGACCTCGATATTTCACACCAGTCTTGATCATGCCAATGCCTGTATCGAATTCGAAATTCAACTGTGCGGCAACCTCTTCGTCTTGACTCACATTCGACCATGTTTCGAACGCATCAAATTCAAGATTAGCTGGATCTCTTAGAGTGGGATCATATGGAGTGACTGTGGGGAGTCGTGGATTGCTCCAATCGAAAAGAGCACCGAAATCTTTGTCGTAATTACGGAAGGTAACATCGGCGTTATCAGAATCATCCTCTTCTGCTCTGGAGAAAGACAGTTGACCATCAATCGTAACGGCACCCAAATGCTCGAATCCAAGAGAGGCTGCACTGATTGTTCTAGTTTCATACCGTTGTTTTGTCTCCACGTCATGCCGAACACGAGAAGATTCTACAGCATTATCAAAGACTACTCCGGTGTTCTTAATCTTACCATATTCATTTTTAAAACGTGTTTCTGTCTCATCGTATTGGTTATGAAGAATGTTTGCATAGTATAAAGTTGTTCCTGCATCGTAAGCAATATCATAACTAAATCCATATCGCTCGCGCTCAACATCATACCAACGCATTTCATAATCGTCATTCATTAAACCATCTTCCCAACCAAAACCAGTCTCATTATTATGCGAGATGATTCTGCGAGAAGAATAAGTGAGACCTACAATGTGTGCAAGATTATCGGTAATATAATCACCATAGATGACAGATGCATTAGGCATCTTCTTATCATCCTTCTCGCTCCATTTGGTAGCAAGCTTTACGTTGAATAAACGATCTTCAAGTTCGGTCGCTCTCTTTGTATTGAATTCAACACGGCCACCAATACTATCAGAATCCATTTCGGGTACCAAAGATTTTGCCACTGTGATGCTGTCAAGCAATTCAGTTGGAATTCCATCCATGATAACAGATCGGCCATTCTCTGGAGCAACCATAGAAGCACCATTTACAGAAACTGCATTCAGGTCAGAGGATAAACCACGAATGGTAATATACCGACCTTCACCTTGATCATTCTCTACATTGATACCAGAGAGTCGCCGAACAGCATCTGCTGCAGTTGCATCAGGGAAATTACCTAGTGCATCTGAATCGACAACTGAGATAATGTTATCTGCCATCATTTGCTTATCGACGGCATTGATTAGATTTGCTCGAGAGCCTACTACTCGAACTTCTTCCATGGGTTCGTATGTAGGTGTATCATCTCGGTATTGAGGAAACGCTTCTACCACATCAGCAATATTTGCGTGTACTATAACAACTCTGGCCTTTTCTACACCCATCTCGGTAAGTGCATCATACCGATGGTGGCCATCAATAATGTAGTAATCATGATCGATTACTAGCGGTCTATAGGTATCTTGTTGAACCTTGATTAATCTTTTTTCGTGTTTTACCAGATCCTTTACACGTTGAGTCTGTACTGGCTTCAATTCTGCAATAGGTACAGTTGTAACCTCAATACGATCTGCAAATTCACTTTGTTCTAATATGGCAATGTTTAGCTGTGGGAGTTGATTTCTATCATAGTGGATTTCTTCTGCTAGACCTAGTAGTGGTATTAGTACCAAGGTCATTGCAAAAAGTTGTTTCAATTTCATACTTTGTTTCCTCTTTTTGTCCAAAAAAAATCCCCGTCGCATTAGCGGCCGGGGGTTCTTTGTTTTCATATCTTTATTTAATCATTGATGAACAAAAGTTTTATGAAGTTTGTGTTAAGATTGAGTTTCAATGATATGACACTTTACTCAAATACAGCTCATAAAAAAAGGGAGATCCGAAGATCTCCCTTGAAGTAGTCCCTTTAAAGGGCTTCTTGTTATTAGAACAAGTTTGTAACTCGTACTTTTCTGTAGTACTTGTTGACGTTGGCTGTAAGAGCACCAAGACCTTGAGAAGAAACATCGCCTTGAGCAAATGGGTTTGCAACCATGCCGTAGCGAGTCTTGAATCCGATCTTGGGCTGGAAAGTGTTCTCGCCAACTGCACGAACCATCTGAAGAGGTACGTATGGGCAGTAGAAGAGACCAGCATCAAAGGCAGAAGAACCTTTGTAACCAACAACCATGTAGTTACCACCAGCATATGGATCGATGTATACACGGAAGCGACCGTTCAGAACACCAGCGAAGGTGTTACCAGTATCATCAACATCCAAAGCATTGGCATTGAGTGCAGGAGTGTGATCAAGTACACCGGCCATCTGAAGAGCAGAAGCTACATCAGAAGAACAGATAACAATGTTACCCTTACCGCGGCGAGTTCCCTTAGCAATAGCGTTAGCTTCTTGCTCAACCTGGAACATCAGACCCTTGAACTTCTCAACAGACCAACGGCCGTTAGCATCAACGTCGAGATCGAAAACACCAGAGGCAGCAGTATTTCCAGCACCAACTTCAGCAGTGGTGTAGATAGTACGTACAACTTCACGGTTGATTTCAGTCAAGATCTCAGACTGGAGAATGTTAGCCAGTTCTGTTTCAGCATCCAGACCGTGAACAGCTTTCAGGTCTTGAGCCAGTTCAGTGGTGTACTCAGCCTTCAGTGCACGTGTCTTAGCAGCAACAGTTACTTTCTCAATAGAGAAGGCCATTTCTGCGAAGTCTGCACCTTGACCATCACCGAGAGCTTCAGCAACGTTTGTTGCCATACCAGTACCAGTCTCAAAGAGAGTAGTATTAGCAGCATCTGCTACAGGGATCGTGCCAGTTTGAGTGCCTACACCAGAATGAGTGGTATCTGCTTCACCGTAACCAGTTTCTGCACCAGATTGAGTACCCTTACGAGACCGCATTGCGAAGATGAGACCTGTAGGACCAGTCATAGGCTGGACACCACAAATATCATATGCAATCAGGTTGGGCATCGCGCGACGCACGAGAGAGATCAGGACTGGATCGTATCCAGCAACCGGACCAGCGTCAGTCGCACCAGATGTGAAACCGTCAGCGCCAGCAGCGTTGACAGGAGCTGCTTCAGAAAGAAGAGAGCTCATGTTTGCAGAAAGATCACCGGATTCTTGCAGCGCACGTTCTGTGTTCTCCAAGATAGTCGCGGTTACCGACTTTCTGTGTTGATCAGCAATAGGTGAAAAAGATTCGTGCTCTAGGATTGGCCCCCACTTTTCCACAAGCTTCTGATAGTTTGTCTGTGACATATTATTCTATCTCCTTGTTACTTAAATTAGTGTGTTACTGTTTATTTATAAAAACTAATTTCTTAGTTGCTTTTTCTTGCGTTGAGTGCCTCTACAAGAGCATTGACCGAAGAATAATCAGAAACAGGACGCTTAATTACTTCCTCTTCCGTAATGATTTCTTCCTCAATCACCTCATCCTTTTTCACAGCTGTTTCTGTAAAGAAAGATTCTTTAATGGTCTGGAGATTAGCAGAGTAATCTTCCAGATCACTTCGATCTAGTTTCTCAGAAAGAACAACCAGTCTTTCGCGTTGAGTAGCAGTCAGACCTTCAGTAATTTCCTCAAAGACTCTTTCGGCCTTCATATTGGTAATTTCTTGTGCCAAAGCAATGTTCTCATTCACGAGTTCATTTCTCTTAGCTTCTGCTTCTGCAACTTGCTCTTCCAAGCCTGTTACCACATCAACAGTCTCATCATCTACATCGATGTTGTGCTCTTCGAATAGATCCTTAAGACCAGTCATTAGAGATTCTGCCATTTCAACCTTAATACCGGCCTCGATAGCAATTTCGTTTTCCGACATCCACTCTTCAACAACATAGTCAAGATACTTGTCAAGATTTTCAACAATCTCGTCTACTTTTGCTGTCAGAGATTCTTGAAGCTCTGCTTCGAGTTTCTCGTTCAGATCAGTTTCGATTGCCTTAACTTTTTCTGTAACCTGCTCATTGACTGCGGCGTCAAAAACAACTGATACCTTGTTTTTGAATTCATCTGAAAGGTCGACGCCTTCAAAGATAGAAGCAATTGTAGGATCGACTTCGGTAATAACCTCTGTCTCTTCCACAACCTCTTCAACTACTTCCGTAGTTACTTCCTCTTCCTGTGCGACTTCCTCAACAGACTCAACCTGCTCTTCAACAGTTTCTGGTGCGGCTGATAGAGTTTCCTCTTCAGCAACAACCTTGCTTTGATCATCTGCCATATTTAGTCTCCTTTTATGTAACAATTTAACTTGTTGCAAACTCTATTTATAAATCTTTTACTTTTGAAGCGTTCTAATGAATTTTTGGAACAATTTCGATGCAGTTTCCTCATCAACTCTGTTCACAATTCTATTATACTTCTTATGCACTTGCTTTGTGATTTGCTCAACCACTTCAGCCACTTCCTCTTGCTGTTGAGCAGGAAGCCATGCATTAGATGCAAGATCGTAATAGTATTCTACATTTTCCATAATGCCATTTACAAAAGCATTCGGAGCAGAAGGATCGGTAACGATGTCAACGGTAGCCAGATGGAAGTCTTTTTGTACTTCCATTACTCCATTCTTTGCCTTCACCGAACCCAGACCCCTGGTAGAAACACCAATCTTCACACCTTCATCAAGAAATGTCTTTACGATTTCACCCATAGGTGTACCAAGAATTTTGGCTTTACCATAAAAATTATCACCATCTCTCTTCATCTCAGTAATCAAATGAGATACTCTCTCACCATTGATTTGTGGTCCATCTGGATGACCAAGTTCACCTAAAGCTCTCTTCGTATCGATGAATTCCTTTTGATAACGCTTCATTTCATTTTCAAGGACTTCACTGGGATAGATACGGCCATTACGATTCTTGAGATTTCCCTGCATGAAAATTCCCTCAATGAAGAAAGACTTCTTGCCAGTTTCTTCGTTGATTTCAGAAAGGATCTCACAATTTTCGGTAATTTCTGTAATAAGCTTCATAAATTTACCTTACCTTTTTATTCTTAAATTGTATTTATAATTTTTCGATTACTGCGCATCGTAATAATTTTTGGACAGTTCACCTCGAATCTGTGTTGTCCCAGTTCGTCTACATTTAATGTAAGTATACTGCGTATTCCCGCCAGTTGGTGTAAACG